TTCTCGAGCTCTTCGATGTTGAGTTTTTCCATTGCGTCTCGAAGCTTCACTTCTGCTGACAATTCGACGCGCTCTGTGTGCTTGCTTTCTACGCTGATATGCTGATCGGCAAGCCATCGGCCACGCCCGCGGTTCTTCAAGAAAAATTGCAAGCTTGCTGGGTTGGGCGGTTGGTGTTTCTTGGTGATCGTCACCTTGCAGCCAGTGACGTTGCCTTCCAAATCGCGTAGCTCCTCGATCTTCTCTTCGGTGTAGTCATAGCCGTTTGCCGACCGATACAGCGAATCCACGCATTTTGATATCGTGCCGACCATCGCCTCCTGGATCGATTGCTCTAGCTCCGGGTCTTTTGCTCGCATTCTGTAGAAGGTGCGGACATTCAATGCCGCAGCCTTACAAGCCTCTTCAACTGTCGCCCCTTCCCATATGGATTGTATGACAACTTCCGCGCGTGCGTAACGGTCTGTCGGATCTGCCACTGTCACCGGCACCAACTGATTGGGTCCGACCTTGCGCTTCCTACGTTGTGCGGCAGTGCTTTTTTTCTTCTGCTTGGGCGTGTCTTCAGGCATTGACAAAACTCACTTTTCTTGCTACTTACGGTAGTATTGACTATACAGCTTCCGCGGAGAACGGTCGTCAGTTGATACCGAAAATGGGCTGCTCGCCCTCGACTTCGACCTCATCCAGCATGACGTAACGACTATTGACGATGTCGTATCTGGCGGCTCGGACCATCTGGAGCATTACCAGCCAACTGATCCATTTACGGGGCATTGCTGACGCTTCGCCGGAGCTGACGCCTCCCTTGATGGTCATCAGGGCTACGAGATCGATGAGGCGATGTCCTACGGGGTCGCGGTGGATGTTGGAGCTGCTAATGGTGATCATGCTTGTCCTTCTCCGCGTTCCTGTTGTCTCTTGTGTTCCATGCCTCGATCGCTTCTGATTCTTCGTCGCGTAGTGATCCGGCGACGCCACAATGAAAGCATGCGACGTCTGTGTATTCGAATGTCTCGATTACCAAGTATGTCGACCCGCAAAATGGGCATGGCTTGCACTCGCCGGGTTTTGCTCTACGTCGTCCCATTATGAGAATTCCTCAACCTTGATGATTCGACATCCTGGAAAATGGTCCATATCGACTAGCAGAATTGCCAGCGGTATACTCGCGGCACGTCGATCGATCTTGCTCCCATTACTTAGCGTTATTTCGTACCAATGCATCAGAACCGCTTGCCCCCTTCCTTAGCGCGATTCTCAAGCTTGTGATCGGCGCGGTTTCTGTTGTATTCCATCTTCTCGATGATCGCACCGGCAAGATCAAGGCGGCGCGCTCCGCAATAGTCGGCAACGCGAATGACGAGATCGGCAAGCTCTACCTCTTCCGACTTCCGATGCGGCAAGTGGTCATCCATCTTGTCTTTTCGTACGCCTTCGAGTGCTTCTGACAGCTCGGAATGCATAAGCGCAATACGAGATCCGCAGCGTTCCGGCGTTTCGGCTATTGGTGCGCCGGTTTCCGGGTCTTTGTACCAACCGGCTTCTACGGCGTCGCCATGCGCTTGGATAATGAGCCCTTCAATGCCCTTGAAAATGGATTCCATGCATCGATGGCGCTTGTATGAATGCAAAGCTTCTACCGGGTCGCTCATATCTCCGTCTCCGTGATGATTGCCAGCTGATCGCCGGTTCGCTTGTTAGGCTTGGTAAACCACAGCTGCTTTAGCGTGCTGCCCTTGGCGTCTGAGCCCTGATATTGGGCGTGGTAGGTTCCTTTGTAGGCGCCATGCGGAACGACGATCTGTGCCTTTTGTCCGCATTTTGAAACGCTTTGAAGACGGCCATCGACGTGGATTTGCGTACTCATTGAGTTTTTCCCTTTTTGGATTTTGCTTCTCGACGCTCCTTGCGCTTGCGCCGGTTTCTGATCTCTTGGCAGCCATCCTCGCAGCATACGCGGCGGGTCTGCGGTCTCCGGTAGAACTTCTTGCCACATTCTACGCAGTTGACGTAATCGCCGATGACCTTGGCCTTTCCGTTCTTGTCGTAAATGGTCATTCTGCAACACCTGCGTTAGCAAACAGATCGCAATCGATCGCGTCTATCTCGGCTTGCTTGAGGTTTTTGCATGCCTGATTCCAATAGCTGCCTTTTAGCTCGAATCCGATGAACCGTCGCTTCATTTTTACCGCGCAATATCCTTCGCTACCGATTCCCATAAACGGGGAAAGTACGAGATCGTTTGGCATCGACCAAAGCTGTAATCCCCGCTCAATGACGTCGAGCTGAAGCGGGCAGATGTGGCGCTCGTCTTTTTCTTCTCGTGCGCTTTTCTTTTGCAATGTGCGACTTGGATTGACGTCCATCCAAACCGGAGACGCATAGCGCTGCCAGATGTCGATTGACAGGTTTCCGGTATTCTGGAATGTGTCGGGATCACCGACGAATTCGTCGAATGGGCCTTCTACGGGTTTGGGGTTGTCTCCAGGCTTGCGCATCGTCACCAAATAATCCGGAATTCCTTGTCGGCTCATTGCCGAATCCTTGCATACCTGCTTATGGAGCAAGCCAAGTGCTTTCGTGCGTTGCATCGCTGTTACCGGATCCTTCCATATGCAGACCTCGCTATGGAATATCCATCCGGCCTTTTCGAATTCACGAATCAAAGCGCCCCGGAAGTCACGAACCCCAATGAATCCGTCACGCGCTTTGCTTGTTGGCAAGTTCATGCAATGGAAAGACAGCAATCGGCCCGGCATGGTTACGCGATAGAGCTCCGGAATGAGGTAGCCAAAATGCTGCATGAAGTCGTCTTGCCCCTTGCAATTGCCCATGTCTCGATCGCTTGCCGAATAGGTGTAAAGGCTTGCGAACGGCGGCGAAAAGATCGTATATCCGACGCTATCGGATTCCATCGCCTTGACGCCTTCAACGCAATCGCACAAATCGGCACGCCAAAGTTTGCCTGATTCTGTGTCTTCCCTGTAATCGGTCTTCATTGGTCCGCTGCTCGCCTTGATGTTTTGCTTGTTGAGTTCGCTCATATTCTCCACCATTAGCTCAGCCATACGGTTGGCGTCTGCTTCCTTTCTGTTGATATTTGCAACAACCGCGCCCTCAATGTCTGCGGTAACGATATGCACTTCCACGGGCTTTGTCTGGCCGAAACGCCAGCACCGACGGACAGCCTGATAATAGGATTCCCATGAATCGTTGAGCCCGAGAAACGCCATGTTTCGGCAATGCTGCCAATTCATCCCGAACCCTGCGATTTTTGGCTTTGTGACAAGCACGCGGATCTTCCCGTTTGTGAAGTCCTGCATGGCTTTCGTCTTGTCTTCTGGCTTCATTGAGCCATGAACCTCTACTGCGCCGGGTATCATCTTTGCAGCTGTTTCTGATTCGCTGTTTAGGTTGCACCAAATCAGCCACGGCTCATCTGCGTTCGCAAGTTTGGCGACAGCCGCCGCTCGCTTGTCGATGGTTCCACGCCGGGCAGCCAAGCGCTCTTGCAGTGTCCTGGCCTCCATTGCAAAAAGCATATCGCCATCATGGTTATCGGCCTGAACGGTATGGTGATGGATTGTCTTTGGTGGTAGAATGAAATTGTCATCACTGTAGCCAAGGTCAGACGGCTTTCGGATCATTACGGCCCAACTGCATAGCCATTTCCAAAAGTCGCCTTCTGCGTGGCCCTTGAGTCTCCATTTCTGCGTTTCGCCACCGTCATGAACGAAGAAATGAGCCAGCATCTCAGTGCGGGTCATCGCACCAACAAACTCAGCATGGTTTGCGAGTTCCATGTAATCGTTTGGTGCTGGAGTCGCTGTGCAAGCCAACCGGAAAGGAACGCGCCCGAACTGCTCGATTATCTGATTGCGGATTTTTCCGGTAAACGCCTTGAGGATCGATGACTCGTCCAACACGACGCCATTGAATGCAGAAGGCTCGAAGGCTGACAATCGCTCGTAGTTCGTGACAACTATACGGGAATCAGTATCAGCTAGAGTTTTGGCGTATTCGCAATGGATGCCGAATTTTACGCCCTCGGCTACCGTTTGAGCCGCGACCGCCAAGGGTGCTACGATCAAGACGCGCCCTGGCACGCGCTGTGCCCATTCGAGCTGCATCGGCGTTTTGCCCATCCCGCAATCGGCGAATATGGCAGCGCGCCCGCGTTTGAGCGCCCAAGATACGATGTCGTGTTGAAACTCGAAAAGATGAGATGAAAGGGCTGGGATTTCTGGAAGTCCTGTAGGCAAGTCGTCCACGGCCTTATCCGATAGAAAATCGAGATATGCTGCGACGCTGAGCTCTTTCGACGCCTGGGAGATGTTCGTGGTCATGATGACCTCCTTGCTAGGGGATTGGGTGACTGGCTCTAAATTGCGATGCTATTTCGTGACTTCAAGTGGCTGCAAGGAAAAAAGGTCAAAATAACCCTGGCTGAGCTC